CTAAATGGTTAGGTTTAGAAAATGAGGGTTTAATGAAACACTATGGATTTGATGATTCACATCAATACAGATATGCGAGGATTTTTTAATGAGTTTTGTATTTGATATAGCAGCAGGAAAACAAGCAAATGCTCTTGGTAAATATAATCAAAGTGTTCAAAATAGAAATGCTTTAATTAGAGAACAAGAAGCTGAAGCTATAGAAAAACAAAATGAATTTGATATTGCTAGATTTGACCAACAATTTACACAAATGCAAGGTCAAACAAAAACAGCAGTATTAACTTCTGGTGCAGAATTATCAGGTTCTGGTTTAAATGTTTTAAGATATAACGCACAACAAGCAGAAATAGAAAAAGATATTTTAGATTATAATTCTAAAGTTTCACAATCACAAAAAGTAGAACAAGCAAATTTTGCAAGAATACAAGGATCAATTGCTAGAAGAGAAGGAAAAATTGCTCAGCTTGGTTATTATGCAAAAGCTGGAGAAAGTTTACTGAGAATGAGTACGTAATGCCTAAAATACCTACATTTACAGCAAAAGCTAGACCTACAGCAGAAGCCGCTGGTGTTGTTTCTAATATAAAAGTAAATGTAAATCAAAGTGTAGCGGCAGCAGTAGCTCCATTTGGAAAATCTGTTGAAGATTATTATATTAAAAAAAGAGACAATGAAGAAAAGTTAATTGCAAAGAAAGCAATAATAGAATTAAAAGGAGAATCAGATAAAATTATTCAATCACAAAAAGATAATATTAGTGAGGATGAATCTATTAATAATTGGAAGAATACTTTTACACCTTTAATAAATCAAAAATTATCTACTGTTAAAAATAGAAGAGTTAAAAAATTAATTGAAAGTGGTATTGATTTAGAAAACTCTGAAAGCGTTTATCATTTAAAACAAAATTCTTTTAAAGCATATGAAAAAGAAAGTGTTAAACTTTATAATGATGATGTTAATGCAGATGTAGCAAAGTTTAAATCTGAAACTAATCCTAATTTAAAAAATAAATATAGAGACCAATTATATTTAAAAGCTGAATTATTTAATGAAGAACATATGTTAGGATCTAATGATCTTAAAAAAAGAAAAGAAGCTATTGATAGTGTTTTATTATTAACAGATGCTGATTCTTTTATTGGTACGCCTGATGCTGTAGAAAAAATAAAACAAATAGATAAAGATATAAATGGTACTAAGTTTTTATCTGATGAAACATTTAATAATTCTATTTATAATTCTTATATACAAAAAATTCAATCTGTAGCAGTTAAAGGTGATCCTAATGCTGACTATGAAGAAGCTGAAAGATTGTTAAATGAACTAGAAAACTTTGAAAGATATAATGGTAGCAAAACTATATCTGGTAAAAGAGAAGCACAATTTGCAACATTAAAACAAAATATATTAACTGAAAGTATTAGCCATGATTCTTTTGTTAGAAAAATTGAACAAGGTAATAAATTCTATACATATCAAACAGAGCAAAAAAAATTATTAGAAGGAACTTTTTTTAACGCTTTTGATGCTTCATTTAATAAAGGTGTTAATAAAGAAAGAGCTTCAGAAGCTGGTCTTGAATATGAATCAAGAATAGATTTGTATGTACAATCTAATCCAGATGCAACTTACAATGAACAACAACAATATGCTAGAGATTTAAGATTAAATTTAGTTGATAAATATGATGATGTTAGTACGGAAGAAATTACAGCATTTAATTTAACAGAAAATAAATTTAATGTAGTTAGAGAAACAGCAAGTGTTTTTGAATGGTATAGTGAATATAAAAAAAATCCAAGCCTTAAAGATGCTGAAGGAAAACCTATAAGAAATACATTAGTATCACTAGCAAAATTAAATGGCTATGTAGATGAAGATGGTAAGGTTCAAATTAATAAATTTTTTAATGATTACGTTGAAATTCTTAAATCAAGACAAGAAGGATAAGTATGGCAGATGTACAATTATCTGAAGAAGCTCTAAGGTTTCTTGAAAAAGCTGAAAAAAGTATTAAAAAAATAGAACCAGTTAATTCTGGTTTAATTACCAATCCAGATGAAAAAGATTTTAATTTTTGGAATACAGCAGGAAGATTAACTTTATCAGCAGGACAAGGTGTTGTTAATGCTGTAGAGGAAGGTGGAGATTTTATAGATGAAAACATTGTTTCTTTAGGTGGTTTATCATTTGGTGATGGTGATGGTAAAACTGAATTAAAAGATTTTATACCAAAATATGTAACACCTAAAAAATGGAAAGAGGGTGCTTATTCTCAACAAAGAAATTTACCTGTGTTTCATAAACCTGAAGGTCTTGCAGAAAATTTAACTGAAGGTGCAGCAAGATTTGTTACAGGATTTATAGGACCATCTAAAATATTAAAAGGTGTGGGATTGGGTGGAACTATAATTAAAACAGGTTTAAGAGGTATGACAGCTGGTGCTGTTGCTGATCTTACTATGTTTGATCCTAATGAAGGTAGACTTTCAGATATGTTAGTAGAATTTGATTCTCCTGTTTTAAATAATGCAGTTACTCAATATTTAGCTACAGATGAAGATGATCTTGAAATGGAAGGTAGATTAAAAAATGTACTTGAGGGTATGCTTATTGGTGGACCTCTTGAAATATTATTTGGTATTAAAGCATTTAAGAAAGCAAAAAAAACTAAAGACCTTGCTAAAAAAGAACAAATTTATAAAGAGACAGGTGAAGCTATTAATGATTTAAAAAAAAAGAAAAAAACTAAAAAAGTTTTAACTCAAATTGTAGAAAATAATAAAGCTATTAATACTAAAGAATATATTAAAAATATTAATATTGGTGAAAAAGAAGCTAAGAAACAAACTGAATCTTTTATTAAAAAAATATTAAACACTAAATCATTCTTAAATTCTGCTCAAGTTTTAAAAACAATAGATGATGTATCTGAAAGATTTGATGATGTAACAAAAGATTATTTAGAAAATGATGTGTTAAAAAATCAAACAGCAGAAGAACTTGCGACACTATTATCAGGAAATAAAGAAGAAGTTTTAAAAGCATTACCTAAAGAAGCTGCTACTGCAAAAAATGCTACAGTTAGAATGTTGGCATCTAAACAAGTATTACAAGAACTTGCATTTACTTTAAAAGAAACAGCAGAACAATATGTAAATAAATTTGGTAAAGATACTAAAGCATGGACTAAAGAAGCAAAAGAAGAAGTAGCTTTACAAAGTGAGATAGTTAGAAAAACAGTAGTTGCTCTTAAAGAACAAATAAGAGGTGCTGCTAGAACCACTCAAGCTGGAAGAATTAAAGTTGCTAAATCTGAAGGTAAAATTTTAGATGTAGAAAAAATGGTAGGTATTATTCAAAACTTTAGAGGAGACTCTGTAACTATGGCAAATTTAATTAAAGATGCACCATTAGAAGAAGTAATTAATTCTATTGCTAAAACAAAATATCAAAGAACAATAGAAGCATTTAACTCACTTTACATCAACTCATTATTGTCTGGTGTATTTACACAAGCAATTAACATGAAGTCTGGTATTTATGAAGCATTAATTAGACCAATAGAACAAATTGGTGGTGGTCTTGCAAGAGCAGATGTTAGATCAATAAGATTAGGTTTTGCTCAGTATCAAGGAATGATAATGAGTTTTGGAGATACTGTAAGAGCTACAGGATTAGCTTTAAGACAAGGTGATGCAATACTTGATCCTCTTGCTAGAACTCAAGATAACTTAGAGATTGTAGGTGGTAAAGCAGTAAGACCTATTAGTGGTGCTAACTTAGGTTTTGAAGGTGCAGCAGGTACAGCAATAGATTGGTTTGGTAAAGTTGTAGAATTACCATCAAGATTATTAATGACAGGTGATGAACTTTTAAAACAAATGAATTATAGAGGTAGATTATTTACTAATGCTTTAGATAATACTATGGAAAGAGGTTTATCTATTACATCTAAAGAAGGAAAAGAAAATATTAAAAGAATTTTTGATGAAGGTTTTGATAAAAATGGATCAGCAAATATAAAAGATAATACTATTAATACAAAAACTTTAGATTATGCAAGAGAATCAACTTATACAAATTCTTTAAAGGGTGGTTCTTATTTAGATTGGGGAGCTAAAATACAAACATTTTTAAATAACTCACCTGAATTTAGATTTATAGCTCCTTTTATAAGAACACCTACAAACCTTTGGAGACATTTTGGTAATCGTTTACCTGGTGTTGGTTTATTTACAAAACAAAATAGACAATTATGGAATAGTGGAGATAGAAGAGCAAGAGCTGAAGTATTGGGTAGACAAATGATGGGTATATCTTATGCAATGTATGGTTTACATTTAGCAACAGAAGATATTGAAGATAATAATGGTAAAAGATACCCTAAAATAACAGGTAATGGACCATCTAATTTTGCAATAAAAAAAACATGGTTATCTCTTGGTTGGCAACCTTATTCTATTGCACAAAAAAATAATGATGGAACTATAACTTACAAACAATACAATAGAATGGATCCTCGTTTTATGATTTTTGGATGGATAGCTGATCTTAAAGAAAATATAGTTAATCTTAATGACCAAAGTAAACAAGACATTTTTACTTCAACAGTTTTAACTGTTATGAGAAATGCTGCTAATAAAACTTATTTAAGAGGTCTTTCAGATATTGCAAATATTATTGGTAATCCAACAGAAAATAATGTTTCTAAATTTTTTGGTGGAGTTGTAGGAAATACTATACCTTATGCTTCTTTAAGAAATCAAGGTATACCAGGAATATTAGAACCAGAGACAGAAGCATATGAAACAAGATCATTTATAGATAAAATTATAGATAGAACAGGATTGGGTGAAAAATATTTAGAACCTAGAAGAGATATATTAACAGGTGAACCTATAGAAAAAACACCTAGTAGTTTATATTTAAACGCAGATGGTGTAGCATCATTTTCATTTTGGTTTCAAGCACCAAGTTTAGTAGGTAGAAAAATAGATGTTAAAGATAATCCTGTAGCATTTGAGATTGCTAGACTTAGAATACCACTTGGAGAACCACAAAAAATAAAATATAAAACAGTTGATTTAACTGAATATAAAAAAGGTGATCAATCTGCTTATGATTATATGATGGAAAATATAGGTAAGGTTAAAATAGAAGGTAAAACTTTAACAGAATACTTACAAAAAACATTTGATTCTAATAAATATAAAAATTTACAAGAAGGAAATACTGAAAATGATGGTGGTAAAGAAGTATATATAAAGAAAATATTTAAAGGATTTAAAGATAAGGCTTATTATGAAATGCTAAAAGAATATCCAGAAGTTAAAGATGCTATGGAAGCTGCTCAAATTAAAAAATATGGCTTATTAAAAAGAAAAAAAGGAGACAAAACAGAGGAAATAAATGTATTATTACCACAATAATATGGTATTGATAATTACAACATTTAATATATAGAGAATTAATATGACAGTATCTTCAACAACAGTAAAAAATACAGCATCAGGTGATGGTAGCACAACTCAATTTGCCTACACATTTAAAATTTTTGCAAACACAGATTTAGAAGTAATTATTAGATCGGCAACAGGAACTGAAACTGTTAAGTTATTAGCTACACATTACACAGTAGCTGGTGTGGGAGATGCTAGTGGAGGTTCAA